ACAGCGGGAACCGATGCGATATCAAACTGTAATGATTATGGATCATCTGGGTTCGCGCGGTGCGCAACGCACACTGATAGCAAACCATATTACGTCGTACAGTACCAAGCCCATACCAGATGCGAGGTAGGGCAGTAGCAAAGCCGATCAGTTTTACTAGCGTCAAAACACAACGGGAGTGGCGCGCAAAGCTATCAGTTTTACTGATATCAATTTGGTAACAGAAGCGCGCGGGTTTTGCGCTGTAAATCTTCGCAAAATTACCAATGAGTCGGGCGACTAGGAGTAATAAGGCCCGGCCGAGGCGGAAAGTAACAATCCACGTAACAAATGAAACGGCTTAACCGTGCGGGTTCGGCCGTATAAGTTACAATATTACGTGTTTTTGGGAAAAAGGAGGGGCCTGGTGAAAACTGAGAGCGTGGTGCGCCGCAGCATGTACCACAAAAAGGAAAACCAAACCCGAATCCTTATATTATTTATGTAATTTAGTAATAATATATATATATAGATGGGTCATTCCCTGTGGTGACAAGGCTTCCGCTGTAAAAGTGACAGTTACATCTTTCATTACGGCCATTATTACTGGTAATATTTGACAGCTAGCCCCAATTTCCATTGGAAAACCCCCGTTTGGCGTTGTACCATACAGAGGCTTTGCGATGGGCCGGGTTCCCCCGGCCTTGTGGTGCGTTGGTCAGGCGGCCAGGGCGATCTTGGGCTGGCGCATGGCGTTGAGATAGTCCAGCAGGCTGACGGCCTCTTCTGCGCTCATCTGGATGACTTCGGACCCGACGATCAAGGCATCGCATAGCTCGACCGTTTCCAGCTCCTCAACCACAATATCCTCGGCGGCTACCTTGGCCGTGGCTGCATCATTCTTGGCCTCTTGGCGGGCGGCCCGGTTCTCGCGGGAAATGCGGCGCTTTTCATCCTGACTTGCAAAGCTAACGCCGACCATGGCGGAAACCATAGCGTCGGCCCTTTCTGTCGTCATATCGACTTGCCGCTTGCCCGACTGCAAATGCCATTTCCCCGCCTCTTTTTGGAGCCATGCGGGTAAGGCGGCGACAAACTGCGGCATGAATGCCTGGCCCGCGCCATCGGCTTTGCGGCCGTTGGTGTGATATTGCAGCATGATATAGGCGGCGGTTTCCGCTACAGCATCGCGCAAGGCTTCGTCGGATTTACGGATTGCGGCGATCATTTGAGCAAAGGTACGCATGATTTTTTTCCTTTAGGTCAATTGGTAATTACATGGACATGGGCAGCCTAACACGTGCTTACGTGAAAGCCCCATGCTGATGTAATCATCTCGGCATAGCGCACCCTGCGCCAGTTTGCCCTGTAGAACGGAAGCGCAGACGATTAAACGACGCGCCGCCAGATGCAACAGGCTATGCCTTGTCCCTAGATTGCTGTCGCGTATCCCTGCTAGGCTTGGGCTAACGGATGGATTACCTAACGGGCCGCTTGCTGCGTTACCGTTCCACCTCTGAGTCCCTAGTGTCTTCGCGTCCGATATCCCTTTCGGGCCGCCTTTTCCGCGGTTTAGTTGGCTTCTACTAGCCGCCTGCTATCAGAGGAGCAGGGCAATACAGAATTCCAGTCATTGCCTTACTTGCGCATTCTCCGCCCCATACTGCGGGCCTACTTACCGGACATACTAGGCTTATCGCAATCCCGCTTGCCATGAGTTAAGACAAGGGGCGGCGCTTCGCGGATTCTGAACGGCGGCGCTTTCGGGTATGAGCTTTGGCGGCGGTTCCTTTCGGATTGATTGATCGGGTATTGCACCCATAGCGCCGCGTCAAGGTCAAGGGGCTGGACGGGCGGGGGATGGGGTACTTGGGGGGTGCCGGGGGTGGCTCTCTTACGCACCGCGCGTACACCAAGGCTCAATTCCCCTCATGTACAATTCCTTACACACGCTACCCTCCCAAACCCGCCATGCCCCAGCCCCAAAAAGTCCCCTACCCCCTCATCCACCGCACCATCACCGAGGCCAAGGCCATCCACACCCTGACCCAAGACCCGATGATCCTCTCCGCGATGAAGCTCCTCGCCGACCCCCACATGGATGCGTTCGTGGAGTCCAGCACCACCCTGACCCCGCAGGAACAAAAAGCCCTGGCATTCCTCACTACATTAGCCGATGCTTATTTTGTACTCCACGGCAAACGGCCAACCCCTTCCGCCGCACCCCCTAAAGATTGACACCCCGCCCTTGCTGTGGTAAATCGCCGCAATGGACATGCTTACCAGTAACCAACTCGTGAAGCCCCTGATCGACTTCTCGACACTGCCGGTCGGATCGGAGAAGGAACACCTCGACCAGGTGGAGCGGGGCGCGGCCGCGACGCTGGTGCTCGCCGTGGAAGAAATCTGTCGCCGCGTGTCTCTGGGGGCCAGCCAGATCACCACCCCGCAACTGCTCTCCGTGACCGAATCCCTGCACCGGCTCTCCGGCGCCGCAGCAAAAAAGGCAGCCCAGCAATCGGCGGGAGCTGGGTTCAGCGTCACGATCAACATCCCCGGCGCGAACGGAACACCCGAACGAACGATTACTGTGGAGTCAAGCGCCCCTACGGAGGCTCCAGGATCGCCTCTTTCCTGTGAGTTTTGACCTGGTAAGCGAAGAGTGAGTACCTTTACCGCCACCCCGGCGATGGGTGAATTCATGCTGGACAAGAAGTACGTCCGGCTGTTGGCGGGGCCGATCGGAGGCGGCAAGTCGGTGTGCTGTGCCCATGAGTTGTTCCGGTGGATGACGGACGTGCAGCAGCCAAACGCGGACGGCGTGCGGAAAACCCGGTTCCTGATCGTGCGGAACACGGCCGACCAGCTCCGCTCCACGGTGCAGAAGACCCTCCACGACTGGTTTCCCCCCGGCGTCGCCTGCCACTGGAAGGCCACTGAAAAGACCATGGTGTTCGATTTCGTCATGGGCGACGGCACTCGGGCGGAGTCGGAGTGGATGCTGCTGGCCCTGGACACCCCGGACGACATTCGGAAGGCCCTCTCGCTGGAGGCCACCGGGTTGTGGGGGAACGAGTGCCGCGAGCTGCACCCGGACGTGATCGACGCGCTGCTAGGCCGGATCAACCGATACCCGTCTATGAAAGACGGTGGGGCGACGCGGGCCGGGGCGATCTTCGACACCAACATGCCCGACGAGGAGACCTGGTGGTTCGACAAGATGGAGAATCCGCCGAAGAACTGGGGCATCCACGTCCAGCCGCCGGCCATTCTGTCCATGGAGGACTACCTGGCGAAGCACGGCGAGGAGCCGGATGAGGCGCGCGCCGCAGAGGCGTTCGACGGCACGATCTACGCCGTGGACCCGGAGAGCGACAACTACGCCAACCTGGCGCCGGACTACTACCCGAACCTGATCCCAGGCAAGACCCAGGACTACCTGGACGTGTATCTGCGCTGCCGCTTCGGCCGTTCGCTGGGCGGGTTTCCGGTGTATGACAAGACGTTCCGGGCGGACTTTCATGTGGCGACCAGCTCCCTGAAGCCGGTGAAGGCTGAGTCGTACCCGCTGATGGTGGGCCTGGACTTTGGCCGGACGCCGGCTGCGGTGATCATGCAGTTGGCGCCGGGGGGCCGGGTTCACGTCTTGTCTGAGCTGACCAGCACCAACATGGGCATCGAGACCTTTTTGGCGACGAAGCTGAAGCCGCACCTCTACGAGTTCTACCAGAACTGCCCGGTGACGATCGCGCCCGACCCTGCAGGGTGGGCGAAGACCCAGGTAGGCGAAGTGAGCCCGGTGGATGTGATCAAGCGGGCAGGGTTCAAAGTAGTCAAGCCGCCGTCGAACAAGCCGAACATCCGCATCGAAGCGGTGGAGAATCTGCTGACCAAGCAGATCGACGGGAAAGCGGCGCTGCTGATCGACCCGTCCTGCACGGCGCTGATCAAGGGGTTCAAGTACGGCTATCGGTGGAAGACGAACAAGAAGGGCGACCTGGACGGCAACGAGCCGGTGAAGAATGAGTACAGTCACCCGCATGATGCACTGCAATACGGCTCCATGATGGTGAACGGCGGGTTCTCGGGGCAACAGGCGAGCCAGCGGCGGGAAGTTGTCGCCTCGGGAAGAAAATGGGCGTAATAACTTGCTTACACGTAAGCAGCATGGTATAAGCGGGCAATCTACTAGGAGACTCTGATGCCTTCTCCCCTCGCTTGGAACAAAACCGCAGTGACCGCCACGGGCCAGGTGCTCGGACAGGGCGTCGAATTCGGAGGTGCGTTTCTGTCGGTGGCGGGTACCAGCACCACGCTGACGGCCTACGACAACACCTCGGCCGCGGGCAATCCGGTAATACCCGTCAGTGCCACGTTGACGGTCGGGCAATTCGTTCCGCCGAATGGGGGCCTGCCGGTGGGGGCGGCGTTGCCCGCTGAGGGCGTGATGCTGACGACAGGGCTCTACGTCACGGTGGGCGGTACCGGCTCTCCGGTGTTCTACGTGCTCTGGCGTTAAGCGACGATGGATTTCCCTGCTGCGCAGACAATGCCGAGCGCCCCGCCCGCGATGCCGCCGATGATGGGGGCTAGCCAGGGCATTTCACTGGCGAACGGCCTGGTGCCAATGATCGGCCTGAAGCAGCTCCAGGCGGAAGAGAAACAGAAAGCCGAGGCGACCCAGCGGGCGCCGCTGATCCAGGGCCTGGCCTCGCATGTGCGCCAGGTGTGGACGACCAACCGGATGGCGAAGCAGCAGACCATCGAGCCGCGCCTGTTGGCGTCCCTGCGCCAGCGCCGAGGGGAGTACGACCCTGACCTGCTGGCTGAGATCAGGAAGACCGGCGGCTCCGAGATTTACATGATGATCAGCTCGGTTAAGTGCCGGGCCGCGGCCTCCTGGTTGCGCGACACGCTTCTAGGTACGGGTACGAATAAACCGTGGGGGGTGTCCCCCTCGCCGATGCCGGACCTGCCGCCCCAGGTGATGCAGTTCGTCCAGATGCGGGTCCAGGCCGAGGCCGCGCAGTACACCCAAATGACCGGCCAGCAGCCGACGCCGGAGCAGCTTGCGGATGCACAAGCGATGGTGAAAGACCGCCTCCGTGCCCAGAGCCAGGAGGCCGCCAAGAAGATGGCGGGGGTGATGGAGCTGAAGATGGAAGACCAGATGATGGAGGGCGGTTGGTACGACGCCTTCGATGCGTTCCTGGACGACATCACCACGTTCCCCAGCGCCTTCCTGAAAGGCCCGGTCGTGCGCAACAAGCCCAGCCTGAGCTGGGAGGCCGGCGAGCTGAAGGTTGAAGACAAGCTAACCCTGGAGTGGGAGCGCGTCGATCCGTTCGATATGTACCCCAGCCCCCAGGCCAGCGGCATTTTGGACGGTGACCTGATCGAGCGGCACCGGATGTCGCGGCAAGACCTGAACGACCTCAAGGGGGTTGAAGGCTATGACGAGTCTTCAATCAAGGCAGTGCTCGACGAGTACGGCCGCGGGGGTTTGCGGGAATGGCTGACCAACGACACCTCAAAGGCGATCGCCGAAGGGAAGTCCGCGGCCCAGGCCATGATGAACCCCGACCATCTGATCGACGCCCTGCAATTCTGGGGCAGTGTCCAGGGTAAGCAGTTGATCGAATGGAACCGTGACCTGGAAGACCAGATTGACGACCCAACCAAGGAATACCAGTGCGAAGTGTGGCTGATCGGCTCCTGGGTCATCAAGGCTACGCTGAACCCGGACCCGCTGGGCCGGCGCCCCTATTACAAGGCGAGCTACGAGGAAGTCCCCGGAGTGTTCTGGGGCAACTCGGTCTGTGACTTGGTGCGCGACGTGCAGGGGATTTGCAACGCGGCGGCGCGGGCGTTGGCGAACAACATGGCGATTGCCTCAGGTCCGCAGATGTGGATCAACGTGGATCGGATGCCGAGTGGCGAGCCGTTGACGGAAATTTACCCGTGGAAGGTGCACCAGACTACTTCGGACCCCTACGGGGGCAACTCCTCCCAGGCACCAGTGGGCTTTTTCCAGCCGCAGAGCAACGCCCAGGAACTGTTGATGACCTACGACAAGTTCAGCATCCTGGCCGACGAGTACACCGGGGTGCCGCGCTACATGTCTGGCGACGCCGGGGGCGGCGGTGCGCTGCGCACCAGTTCCGGCATGTCCATGCTGATGACCAACGCCGGCAAGGCGATCAAGCAGGTGATCGGGAACATCGACACCGGCATCCTGAAGCCCGTCGTGGAGCGTCTGTACTTCTACAACATGATGTATTCGGACGACCCGGAGTTGAAGGGCGACGTGAATATCGTGTCCGAAGGAGCCAACCAGCTCGTTGTCAAGGAGTCGGTGCAGCAGCGCCGCAACGAGTTCCTGCAGTTGGTCCTGCAAAGCCCGCTGGTCCAGCAGGTAGTACCGCCGAAGGGCCTGGCCGCGCTGCTCCGTGAAGTAGTCAAGACCCTCGATATGGACGCCGACGAAATCGTCCCGTCCGATGAGCAGCTCCGGCTGCAGCAGATTCAGGCCCAGGCCATGCAGGCGGCCCAGGCGCAGCAAGCGAACCAGCCTCCGGCGCCCCAGGTCAGGACCAAGACGATCCAAGGCCCGGACGGCGTGACCCAGGAGCAGGAAGTGACGCAGCCCGGTGGTCAAGCGCCGCAGCAAGTGCCACAGAACATGATGCCCTCGCAAGGCCCGAGTGTTGGCGGCGGCGCCGTGCAGCCCCATACCGGCGAGCCGGTGACGAATCATTTTGCTGCGATGTCGCACTAGGTACTTGCTTACACGTAAGCACTATGCTATAAGCAGCCCAACTGACAGGAGAAACACTATGGCTAAGGCCAATCCGTTCGCAAAGTTCGAGAAGTCCGGCAAGGACAAAGACACCAAGGCTGTGCTGAAGAAGTACGGCCCCGAGGGTTCCAAAAAGGAGGAATCCTTCGATCGTAAGCAGATGGCTTCCAAGGCCAAGAAAGGCAAATGATCATGGGCATCAAAGAACTCCAGACTGGCTCCGGCACCCAATTTGGCGGCGGCGCCCGCCCCTCTACCGGCACTGAATTCCGCCAGGTGTCCTACGGCGAAAAGGGTTCCGGCGACATCCTCCCCGGCCTCGGCCGCGGCGGCAAAGTGAGCCCGGCCCGCAGTTCCGCCAAGGCAACGGTTGGCCTGTCCGACCTGAAGGAAGTGCCTGCCGGCGGCTTTCTCGGTCCGAAAAAGGCGTGATCACCAAGCCGACCTACGCCATGGCCGTGGCCCTGCTGCGGCTGCGCAACCTCTCCGAGATGGAAGGGGCGCTGCAGTACCTCCGGGGCGAGCTGGATGAGACCCAGAAGCGGCTGGTGAAGGTTTCGGAAGACGCGCACTTCCGCTGTTTGCAGGGCCGCGCGCAAGTTTTGCAGGAACTACTGGATGAGGTGGCTGACGCCCCGAACCTGGTAGCGAAGTTAGGCGCCTGAAAAGGCATTTGTAACAACGCAGCAGACCATAGGGCATCGGAAACATACCGAGAGGCGTGGAAGATACCCGAGTTTTGGCGCTAAGGAGACAAGGAAAAATGGCACTACCCAAGGCAGTACAGGCACAACTGGAACAAGCTGAAGCGATCGAGCGCGAGATGTCAGGCGCGCCCACGACTGCGGGGGTTCCCGCAGATGTACCCGTGGCGCAGACCGATCCGGCACCGGAGCCCGCCCCAGAACCTGTCGTCGAAGAAGAAGTAGTCGCCCCGGTACCCGAACCCGAGGTTCGCACCGAGGATTTCGAGCAACGCTACAAGGCCCTCCAGGGCAAGTACGACGCCGAGGTTCCCCGGCTGCACCACCAGGTCCGCGAGCTGACCGGGCAGTTGCATTCCGCCGTGACCCAGATCGCCGATCTGACCACCCGGATCAACGCCGCTCAGACCCAGCCCGAGGCCCCGGCCGAACCGTCGGAGTACGTTACCGACAAAGATCGTCAGGATTTTGGTGAAGACCTGATCGACCTCCAACGCCGCGTGGCGAAGGAAACGAGCAAGGAATTCCAGAACGCCCTGAAACAGTTGCAGGACAAGAACACCAAGCTGGAAGAGACTATCAACGTGCTTACAGGTAATCAAGCTGTCAGCGCCGAAGAGAAGTTCTTTGTCAGCCTGACCGCTCAAGTCCCTGAGTGGGAGCAAGTCAACACCGACCCGCGTTTCGTCGAATGGTTGTCCGGTCGTTTCCCCGGCGCCCCGATGACTCGCAAGGATTCGTTGGCCTATGCCCGCCAGAACCTCCTGCTGCCGCAGGTGGTGGAGCTGTTCAGTGAGTTTTTGAAGGAGACCGCACCGCCCCCGGTTGTGCAGCCGTCCCGATCCGAAGCCCTGCGGTCACAAGTCGCGCCGAGCCGATCCCGTAGTGCACCTACGCCGAGTGTGGACCCGTCTACCCGCGTTTACTCGTATGCCGAGTATGCGGACCTGATGGACCCCCGCAAGCTGCGCAAGATGTCCGCGGAGGAGGTCACGGCACTTATGTCCGAACTCGATGCCGCCCAAGCCGAAGGTCGTATCCGTTGATACCCCGGCGCAAGCAGCTAACAGGAGAATGAAATGACTACCCTTACTACTTCCGTACCGCTGATCGGTGCAGGTGGCGCCTTTACCGGCGTCCAGGCATCCGGCACCTTCATCCCGACCCTGTGGTCTGCTCGACTGAATTAACCCCTGGGTTTGTGTTCAGTATAAATCGGTTCTGAATAACGGGAACGCGGGGCTGAGGCCCTGAAAACCCGAGGGAAGTGCAAACTGACTTAGGAGCAGCTCCTTGAGCAAACTAAGTGACAAGTACGTAGCAGGGTTTTTTGACGCAGACGGTTCGGTTAGCGCGGTGTTTGTGGCGGACTGCCACTACCCACAACTTCGGATGTCGTTTGCCCAGAAGACCGATCAAGATGAGGTTCTCAGTCGTATCCACGACGAGCTAGGTGGTTCCTTGACGTTCGACGAAATCAAAGGTGTTTCCTACACCAAGTTGTCGTTCAGCGGAAACCGCCAGTGTGTTGCGCTCTTGAACAGGATACGCCCATGGTCAGTCGTTAAGCGCCACTACATTGAGGTGATGCTTGATCTCGTGACTCGGAAAGTGAGCAAAGAGGAGCACGACACGATCCGTGCTTACCTGAAGGCTCAGCGGCGCCAGCGGGCTCTTCCGTTGCCAAAGCATCCGACGCGGAAGTGGCTGGCAGGGTACATTGACGGGGACGGTTGCATTGGCGCCACCACGGTGGGACGCTACCAAACGGGGAAAGTTGTGCTGCATATCGCGGCTTCCAACTTCGACACGGAGGGTATCGACCTGATCCAAAAGCAGTTCGGTGGCGCGATTCATGACATGTGCGACGGACGGGTAAAGCAGTTGGTGATCTCGCTGTCTGCCTCCAAAGCCAAAGAACTTCTGGGCGAGGTGGTACCGCACATGGTAGTGAAGAAAACGCAGGCCGAATTCATCTTGGGGTGCGCAGCGATGGGACATTACCGTGACGGTAAAAACATCAAGGCTGCAATGAAGCACCTGAAAGCACACCCGCACAGACTAAGTGAACCGAAGCCAAATGTCATCGCGCTCCTGAGTGAAGTGAAAGACCTTCCTCCTACCCCTAAAGGCGGGGCTGCGACCAGAGATTGGGCTAAGCGATAGTCGGAGACAGGCGGTAGCACCGTGGCTACTACTTGGAATTGGCAAAGTTCTACACGGCATCTGTCTTCGGTGAAATCAGCAATTCCGATTATGACGGGGACCTGAAGAATCTTGGTGACAAGGTGGTGATCAACAACATCCCCGACATCACCATCAATACCTACGTGCTGGGTTCCGGTCTGAACTACCAGGTTCCGACCCCCTCCACGCTGGAGCTGCAGGTTGACAAGGCCAAGTATTTCGCCTTCCAGGTGAACGACATCATCGCCTATCAGTCCGAGCCGAAGCTGATGGACATGTTCAGCAACGAC